AGGCTGGTGAAGTCAACAGTGACATCAAGCATAAGTACTACAACCACGAAGACGTGTCTGACATGAAGATGGCAGAAGAGCTTGGCGATGTGTTGTGGTACATTGCTGCGCTGTGTACTGAACTTGGTATCAGCCTTGAGGCAGTGGCTCAGTTAAACATTGCCAAGAACCGGCATAAGTATCCGGACGGTGCATTCGATAAGGATCGCAGTGCAAACCGCCATGCCGATTATGAGCGCTTCAAGGAAACTGAAGAGTATTTGGAGATCGAATCTTCAATGCATACCACTTTTGGTCTGTAATGGCATCAAGCAAAAAGGAGAAAGTTCAATGCTGTATATTTTGGTTGGTCCCGACGGTGCTGGCAAGTCCACTTGTTTCAAGGCCCTGAAGTCTTCTCGTATCCTCCGCGATCGTCATGCAATCTTCGTCAAGGAGTCGCATGTCGATGACGAGGCAGAGAAGTACCGCCGCGTTACTCGGTTGTGGGAAATGATCGGCGTTGCACGTACGGTGCCTGTATTTTACGACCGTGCTACTGCAATCGATGATTCCATCTACTCCCCGATCATCGACAATAAGCGCTCTGTGCTGCGCAATGCGGAGATTGACAGCATGCTGAATACTGGGTGTGTCGTCATCCATATTGATGCCAGCAACGAAGAGCTGGTGCGGCGGATTGGTAAGCGTGGCGATCAGTTCATCAACGCAAACCAGATTGCATGCATCAAAAATGCTTATGCTGAGCGTCTTGATTCTATGCGCCGTGCTGGGTGCGCCGTCCGTACCATCGATACCACTGGCAAGAGCGCTTCCCAGGTGGTAGACGAAGTGTGGGCAATTGTCAACCGGAAGGAACCCAAATTTGCACACATCGTACCTGTTGATTGTCTTCACGTGTTGGATAACAAGCAGTACCTGATGTGCTTGGCCCACTTGGTCAAAGCCAATGGTGCATATGGGGACTATTATGCATCAGCGGCACACAAGCCTGGTACGTACGTTTTGATGGACAATGGTGTGGCTGAAGGTGAGCAGTTGAGTAACGAGGAGCTGCTGCGGTGCTATGACAGAATCCGCCCCAGTGAAATCATTCTGCCTGACACCTTGTGTGATAGTAGCGACACGTTGAGAAAGATGCACGAGGCCCTCGAGCTGTTCGTGGAAAGTGAACATTTGCCGTACCGTATTATGGCAGTACCCCAGGGCCACGACCTCGACGAGTGGATCGCGTGTGCCGAGGCAATGGTTCAGGACCGGCGCATCCATACCATCGGCGTGTCTAAGTTCCTACAGATGGCTGGTGGTAGTTATATGACCAGATACTGGGCAGTCGATGCTTTGTCGGAGCTGATTGCAAAGTATGGTCGTTCTGATCTGGAAGTTCATTTGTTGGGATGCAGCGAGCCTACAGCTTACGTGCAGATGATTCTGGACAAGTATCCGTTCGTTAGGGGGTGTGATAGCGCACTGGGGTACTTGTTTGCCCAGGCACAGATCCACCCAACTGAGTTTACTGAGCGTCCGGACGGCGAGATCGATTTCCTTGAAGGCCCTCAGTACGAAGGTCTCAGCGAATATCTGGTCGATGTGGAACTGGGCGCACACGTGTACAACAACTACAAAGACGACCCGTCGTGGAGGTAATTATGGGACATTACGAAGTAAGCAAGCGCATGGAGATTGCCGGCGCACACAACCTGTCTTTGCCGTATGAGAGCAAGTGCAAAAATCTCCACGGCCACAATTGGATCGTAACGGTCTATTGCAAAGCCGACCAGCTGACCGACTATGGTATGGTGGTGGATTTCACTCAGGTGAAGAAGGCTATCCACGGTCGTCTGGACCACCAGTACCTGAACGATGTGGTGCCGTTCAATCCGACGGCTGAGAATATGGCCAAGTGGATCTGTGACGAAGTCACCAAGCTGTGTGAGCATGGCAGGTGCTACAAGGTCGAGGTTCAGGAGAGCGAAGGCAACATTGCTACGTATGTCGATGATGACCAGTAATGTGGAGGCAACAAAGATGAAAGTGGTTGAGATTTTTACCAGTATCGACGGCGAGGGCAAGCGCGCAGGCCTGCCGACAACGTTTATCCGGCTGCATGGCTGCAACCTGAACTGTTCGTTCTGCGATACTCGGTACGGTTGCGAAGGAGACGACTACCGCGTTATGTCGGTCAAGGAGATCGTCGAGCGGTGTGACGAATTGGGTGTTAAGTCTGTTACCCTGACTGGTGGGGAGCC